CTAACTTTACGTTTTCGATTAAGATTTCTTCGTGGTCATAAATAATAGTATCTTTTTGTTTGTATAACTTCCCGTGAGACGGGTTGTAGATTTGTGTGTTAGAAGAAACTAATTGTGTTAAATCACCATCAGATGAATATACAATTATTTTCTCGTTTGGTGAGTTTTGAGTATAGTAAGCGATGGCGTCATCGGTCTCACAATACTCATATTCACCTTGTCTAACAAATAACTCCTCAAGGTATTGTTTAATACGGTCTCTTTGGTAATTGTAAGAGCTTAATTCTTCTTCGGTTCTTATTCTTGATTTTCTATTTTCTTTGTAGTGACAATAGAGTTTTTTTCGGGTTTGGGAACCCTCATGACCGTCCCAAAATACAACTATTTTATCTAAATGATATAATTCAAGTGATTTTCTAAGGGTATTAATAAAATGGTATAGTCCACCAATATGATTCCCCTTAAAGAAATAATTCTTAACACCATAGAATCCAATCGTAAGTAAATTGTCTCCATCAACAAGTAAAACCGACATTTAATTTTTGTATTATAGATTACTCTTCTTCTGTTACAACTTTGATATCCTCGATGTCTGCAACACTAACACCTAATCTTTCACTGATATAATCACCTGATACTTTTTTATAGTCTTCAATTGATTTTTTCTCTTCAACATCATCTCTACCCGGCATAAATCCGTGAGATGTTACCAAGATACGTCCATCTTCATATCCTAAACCATTTACGTGGTTCTTCATAATTGAGATTTTAGTTCTTGTAGCGATTTTAACCTTTCTCTTATCTTTAGTGATTGAGATTTTAGTTGTTCCCGCTCCTTTTTGATTACCAAATAAGAATACTAAAGTTGAGTTTAACCAAATGGCCTCTCCACCTTTTGCTTTAATTTTTGGTTGTCCGAAAGGATTGTCAGGTAATTCTACCCAAGGTTGGTTAACGATAACTAACGTGTTCGTGTATGTGTTATCAGTTCTTCTTGAACCTGAAATACGTTGGTTCAGTCCCATTCCTATTTTATCTGACAATACAGACGCGTTGTGTTGTTTACCACCTTTACCATCAAAAGTCATTTTACATGGAACAGACCCCACAGAATCCCATAAGAATAACATATCATGTGGTATGTCACCTTTCGATTGTGCGTCAAGTAGTTCATTGATGTAATCTGTGATTTGTTCGATGTATTGGAAGTTATTGTTGAAAAGGAAGAATCCGTCCCAATCAATTGACCCCGTTTCTGTATCTACTACTTGTTCACATTCAAATCCCATTAATTTAGCGTGTGGGAAATCCCATTTCTGTTCTGTAATGATAAAGACAGGAAGAATTCCTTTCTTTTGTGCATCTACAGCCGTTTTCACTAATGCGGTTGTTTTACCTGTATCTGAATGTCCAAGTAACATGTTTATATGTCCCATCGCTGGTCCCGGTAACCCTGTTGCCTCTAAGAACGCATTTCCTAAATCAAAGAACCTCTCGGCCTTGAAGGATGCTTCTTTTGAGAACTTTTTCTTTAACGCCGAAAAATCGTTCTTTTTTATACCTGCCATGTTGTTTGTTTTTTATATAATTTTTTGAATAAATTCTAAATGTTTTTCTTTACTGTCTAATAGTTCACCGTTTTTTGTGTAATATACCATTTTTTCTTGGTTATATATTAAATGTCGATGTATTAAATTGTGTTCCTTAATTGATAGTTGAATTATATCTAACCAATCTTCTTGATTATATGACCAGTGGTGTAAATGAAATCCCGTAACTTTAGATAAATAAATTTCAGTATATTTCGAGGCCATGTATTTTTCAGGAAATTTTTGATTAAATCTTTTAGTGATTTCTCTTTTTTTCTCTGTTGTTGGTTTATACTTACCTTTATATTTTAACCTATAGTATTTTTCTCTATTTCGTTCTCGTTCTTGTTCAATCCACTCTGGATTATTTTTTAATTCATTTTCTCTTTTTTTAACATCAATTTTAGTACATTCTATACATTTATTTAAATGTCCGTCGGGCATTTTTTTATGTGTATAAAACTTTTTAATTGGTAAAATATGTTCACATTTAAAACATTTTTTTTCTTTAACTTCTTTCATAATATTTCCACTTATTTTAATATAAATATGTGGAAATATTAGAAAGGTAGTTTTACCATTCTAAAATGGCAGGTCTTCGTCTACTTCTTCGTCTACCTGTGGGTCAACCGCCGGTACTGAAGGTGTTTGTGTTTTTGCTCCTCCGAAGGTTTCCTCCCCTGAAGTTGTCGATACATACTTCTTAAGGTCATTATCCCAACGTGGTGCCTCTCCTCTTGCTACTAACTCAAGATAGTCTTCACCTTTCTTAGAGTATACATCTGACCAAGTTAACTCATCGTTAACCCACTTGTCTGAAACATCAGCGTCAGTGTGTAATACTCCAATGTCTTCAGGGATTACTGAATTAATAGTTGTGTATTCTTTTCCTGTTCCCGCTTTACTTAAAGCTAAAGAAAGAATTAAATCACGACCTGTTTCTGCATTGGTGATATCACCTTTGTTACGGAAAATAGGGAATACCTTGTCCATAATACCATCACCTTTGTGATTGTGTTTAAATCTCCAAAATTTCACACCATCTTGTTCGTTATCACGGTCGATAACCTTTACGATGTAAAATTTACGAGAACGATACGTTCTTGCTAATTCTCTGTCCGATTCTACACCCGTCATCATTAAACTGTCACATACTTCGTTTAATGGTGAACGTTTTCCTTCTTGTTTTGGGTCGTACAATTTAACCCACTTACCGTCTACCTGTACTTCGTGGAAATACACCTCAGTAAAGGGTGATGAACCATCTTTAGTTGGTAAAATACGGATACGTCTTTCTTCACCTTTTGAACCTTTCGGTAAAATAGTTGTGAAATAACGTTTCATTCTATCCTCTTGGGATACTTTGTTTGCATTGCCACCTGTGGCGTTGTTTTTGTTCTTCTCGTACTGTGCTAGTACTGCATCAAATGTTGACATGTTTCTAAATTTAAATTAATTGATTTGTTTATACTAAAATATACATAAAAAAACCCAGACTTCAAAATCTGGGCTAAACTATTTTTAATATATTTTTATTTACCATCTATGTTATGGGTGGTTCCCAACTAATGATATAATCATTATTTGTTCCGTTAAATGAATTTTGTGGTGTAACACTATAACCGTAGGTGTTTCTTAAAATGGTTACCATCGAATCGTCAATGTATTGATTAGGTACAAATATACGAAATAATCCTTGAGATGTTGCACCGGTTACCATATTATTTACATATGTTAGTGTTGTTCTTGTTAATTCTGAACCTGTTGTTGCTGCTGAACCTGATATCATTTTATATTATAATTTTATTCTAAAGTTAAAAGATAACTTAATTTATTAATTTCGGCCAACATTTCGTCTCTAATGTTTAATAGGTCAGAGTCTTTATCTGATAAATCTGAACTCATATCTAAAAGTTTACCCTTTATAGTCTTAATAAAAAGACCCAATTCCAATTCGGTGATGTTTTGAAGTTTAAGTGTTTTTTCATTTTCACTGAAAGAAAACCTACCATACTTACCCATTGCTACTTCTGTAAAGGTATCAATTAAATCTCCCAATACATCATAGACTTTTCCGAAAGCTTTATGTCTGGCGAAACCTTTAGTTTGCCAATGTAAGATTTTAAATTGTGTTTGTGCTTCTAAAAGAAACTGAACGTTAGTACTGAGCTGCATTATCTAAATCTGGATTAAATGATTTCATTATTTGGTCTTTACCGTAGTTTTCAACCTCATCCTTAGTTAAAACATATTCATTCTTACCACTTTGTCTCATTTCACCTTGTTTGTGTGCAAAAAATTCTTGTGGTTTTTCGTTAAATGGGTATGAATCCAAAGAACGCATGTTAAGTTTCTCTTCAGGTGTTTTAGGTTTAACTTGTTGTATCATTGAACCTAATTCATCAATTTTAGCAAGTACTGTATCCATTTCACCTAATTTACCTTCTAATTCTGATAATTTAGAGAATACACTATCCATCTTTTGGATTGCACCATTACTTTCGTCTTTTGATGCGTCCATTTGTTTTTTAATGCTTTTAGTCATATTAACTAAATCGGTGATGTCAATTTCTTCAGTTGCATCTCCTTCTGCACTTGGGTCAGCAGGTGCTCCCATGTCTTCTCCCGGTGCAGGTTCAGGTACACCACCTAACGCAGGGTCAGCTGGGGGTACTTCTCCACCTAATGCGGGGTCAACAGGTGCTTCACCGCCTAACGCAGGGTCAGCCGGAGGTACTTCACCACCTAATGCAGGGTCCACAGGAACTTCTTGTTCCATAATCATAGTGGTACCATATTTGTTGATTGCTTTATAACGCATCAACTCTTCGTGTAATTTGTTTTCTAACATAATTTTAGTCTTGTAATAATTGTCTACCGTCTTCGGTAATATACTTTTTATTGATTCTTTCTACAATCCCGTCTTTTGACCTAATCACGTAACATTCACCAGTTACCATGTCACACTCTTCTCTTTCCATTCCATCGTTAGATACGTTTTTAACGTTCTTTGGTGAAAGGAATTTATCCATGGTGTCATTTAATCTATTATCATCCATAATAATTGTTTTTATAAGTATAAATATCTATAGTTTTGTTAATCTACTCAGTCATTTTGAAATAAACCACATCCCCGTCGAATAATTTTAATTTATCAAGTAACGCTTTTGACATCCCAATCCCATATCCGTCAATTGCAGGACCAACATTAACCGGACCCTCGTATGTTTTACTCACACTACTAATGTTGGTTTTTAGTTTATGTCTAATATTTTTATCAGGGTTTAGAAATTCCGTAACCTTAAATTTATTAACCACAAAATCGGGGGTAGATACACCAACGTTAAATTTAGTCGAATAGTACATTTGTTTATTATCCTTTATATCTGACCATTTTAATATTACAGGTGTATCGATACTCTTATTTAATTTAGATATATAATTCATATTCAACTCATTATCAATTGGGTAGTTTTTTCCTCCCATTTGAACAACATTGGCACGTAACCACTCTTCCTTATTATAGGTTATTAGTTGGATGTATTTTTCTCCATCTTTACCGTTGTATGGAATACCATATTCATTATGATTTGTTTGATTAACCAATCTTTCTCCTTTAATATCTTTACCACCAATATCAATGGTAAACGTACCTTCATCATTTTGTATTACCGTTTCGGTTCCTTTTGCGTTTTTGAGTTGTTGTGTTTCTGAATTTACTCTCGTCACCGCTTTCTTTACCATCTTATCAAAAAGTGCTCGGTAACTTGCTAAGAAAGAATCTTTAGGGTCAGGTAATGATTGAATTGGAACTCTAGTTCCTTTAAATGTCGTTTCAATATTTCCAACACTAATCGAGTGGTTAACTTCGGTTATCCAATATGACCCCTTAAATAAAGGTATATTTTTTAAATAAAAATACATTGTTGGTTGTATCATAACGTTACCTAACGATGTCACATCACATGTGTATGATGATTGTCTATAGATGTCAAATAAACCAACGTCTATTTGCGCGGTACTTGAACCTGTCTCTTGTTGTCCAAGTCTTTCCATCACCTTAAATGATTCGGATGTTTGTTTAACACTACTTTGGTCTAACTGTACCGATTTAAACATTGATTGGTTTTGGTCACCAAAACTAACTTCAAACGCCACTACTTTGTTAGACTTAGAAAAATCGGTATTAAGGAACGCGTCGTTGGCAACTAATACAGGATTATTATTTGGGTCTCCAACATTGAAACTATCATCCTTGTATTTGTATTTTTTACTAATATCAGATAACTCCAAGTGTTTTGAAGTTGGTCCAATATATTGTAATATAATTTTT